AAGCCTCTCTACCTGCAGGTAAATGGAATGCACAATGGATGCAGAATCCTGTAGCAGAGCAAGGGGCTCTAATTAAACGTGATTGGTGGAACATGTATCAAGGCAAAGAGGTCCCACAACTAAGCTACGTTTTACAATCTTACGATACCGCCTTCTCCAAAAAAGAGACCGCCGACTTTTCAGCTATAACCACCTGGGGTTTATTCTATCCATACGAAGACTCGTTACCCAATATTATTCTATTAGACGCTGTCAAAGATAGATTTGACTTCCCAGAACTTAGAAGGCAGGCTCTACAGCAGTATCATCACTGGAAACCTGATATGGTTGTGATTGAGGCAAAGGCATCTGGACAGCCTTTGATTGACGAGTTTAGAAAATTATACATACCCGTTTTCGCCTTTACTCCGTCCAAAGGAAATGATAAACATTCTAGAGTAAACAGCGTGGCTCCTCTTTTTGAGTCAGGGATAGTTTGGGCACCCGATAGAGACTTTGCTGAGGAGGTCGTTGAACAATGCGCCGCGTTTCCTTATGGGGATCACGACGACCTTGTTGACTGTACAACACAGGCTTTACTAAGATTTAGGCAGAGTGGTTTATTACAACACCCTGAAGATTACATAGAGGAGACAACAGCAACTAGGCCCAGAACTTATTATTGATTATGCCAAGTTTATTTAAAGAAATATTTCAGCTAGCATTTAGAAGATTCGTAAAAGACAGAGGTAGATTTCCAACACCAGCAGAAAGAGACATGCTTCAAGATATGGCTCAAAAAGAAGCTAGAAAACAAGCTGAGATGATAGATCCTGTTTTTAAAGGCACACCTAAAATGGATCCTGATAGACCTTTTATGGGTTTCAAACCAAAGGTAGTTCCTAAAAAAAGTGTTCAAGAATTAATGGACGAAGGTGTAATTACAAAAGGCACAGCGCCTAAAACCACAGCTGAGACTAAAAAGAAAAAATCTATGATCGATCCTAAACTTACAGAAGAAGAGAATATTAAAAGAATGATGGAAGAAAACAAGAAAGCTATAAAAAGATTTGAAGAAAAATTTGGAAAGAAAAAAGACAGAGAAGATTTTAGTATTGGTGGTGGCGTGATGAGACTTATCAAAGCTCTTGGTGAGAAAAGTCCTCTACAAAGATACAAAGATTATTTAGCAAGTGTTAAGAAAAGATCTCAAGAAGGAGACATGAAATCATTAGCACCAGAGATGGCAGCGATTACATCTGGAGGTGTATTAGTTAATAGAATGTTGCAAAGAACATTAAGCGATATGAAAGAAACAGATAAAGAAATTAATTTAGAAAATTTTAAACAAGAATTAGAAAATGATCCTTTTTATCAAGAGCGTCCTGAACTTAAAGATAAAGTTTTAGAAAAATATGTAGAGACTATGTTTGGTGAAGAAAAAGCAAACGGTGGTCGAATAGGTTTTAGCGGTGGCGGTGCAGGTTTACCTGCTGCTACAGGTGGACAAACAGTTTTTATAGGTCCAACTTTACCTGAAGAAGAAGACGAAGAAGAAGTTACCACACCAGAGGAAGAGCTAGAAATAGGAGGAAGAGACCCAATGGAATATATGTTGAATACAGGTTTTCAACCTATTTTCCCAATGCCACAAATGCAAAGAGTTCCAACAGAGGGTGGTGTTGGAGAGTTACGAGAATTTTTAAAAAGTCGAGGGGCACAAGAGTTAGGCATGGGATATAATTTTCCTGTAGGGCAAAGCGGTATACTTGGTGTGGGTGTAGCCCCGTCAGGAAATGTAGGCGCCACGTTCTTAAAAAGATTTCAAGAAGGTGGTCCGGTTGATCCAGACAGAAGAACGTTTATAAAAATTTTAGGAGGACTTGCATCTATTCCTATCCTTTCAAAATTTGTAACGCCTTTTAAACAAGCAGCGCCTGTTGTAGCTGAAACAGCTAAAGAAGTTCCAGCTTATTTTTTTAAACTTGTAGATAAAATTAGAAGACTGGGTGATGATGCACCAGGACTTACAACTGTTGAAAGAGAAAGTGGTAAGAAATACAAAAATTATGAAATGGTAGAAGATCAAACTACTGGAGATATTGTTATCAAAAAACAAAAACAAGGCAGCACTATGGTAGGTGATGACATGGTTGAAGGAACAATGTCAGAAGAAGTGTTAGCTTATAGAACACCAAAGAATACTCCAGAAGGTAGACTGCCAGCAGACTACGAGGAGATTACAGTAAGACCAGACTTTGAAGGTAAGATGAGAGATGTCGAAGATGGTTTAGATTCTATGAACGAGATTTTAGAAGAAGTTGGAGAAGCTCAACTTAAAAAAGCAGGTGGTGGGCTAGCATATATGCTAGGAGAATAATGAAAATAAAACATTACAACGATGCAATCGATTGGCTCACTCGCCCTAAATTTAACGGCGGTGGCTCTGTAAAAAACAAAGAAGTCCTACCTAAAAGAAAACCAGAAGAAGAACTTAAGAAAAGAAAAAAGAAAAGATTTGAAAAACTCAAAGAGTATTTAGAAAACCCAGAAGAGGTAGAAGAAATGTTAGAGCTTCAAGATGGAGGTTTGATTACTGTTGGTAATAAAAAATATACAAAAGAAAGACTAGAACAACTTAATGCAGCCGCAAAAAGAAAAGGCTATGAAGATTTTCAATCTGTTCCTGTGGGAAAAGAAAGAGATAATGTGGCAAGAGATGCCACTCGAAGAGCGAAAGGTGTTGCCGAAGGCAAAGGAAGACCAGGAGTTAAAAAAGATTATCAAGTTAAAACTGGCCCAAAAGATCTTGCCTCTGAAGCTTATTTACAAAGAGATCTAAAGAAAACAAAAAATCAATCTAATATATTAAACGCTGTTAGATCAAATAAATTTAAAACAGCTGATGAAATTATGAACGCTCTTAATTTAGAAAAAAATGTTTTTGATAAAGAGGTCAACAATTTATTTAAAAATGTTTATTCACAAATAGGTGATTTAAACAAACCTAAAAAAAGTCAAGCAAGATTTGGTGTAAGATTTTTACCTAGAGATCTTGATGAAATGTATGAGATAAGAAATAAATTAGGTCAAATAAAAGGTTTTGAGTCTATAGAGCAAAGAAATATTTATGCACAGATCGCAGATGCTTACGGTCAAAGAGGGGAGACACCAAACAGAAAAGCTTTTCAAGAAGCAACAAGAAAAGCAGCAGAATTTTCTAGAGTAAAAAATGAAATTAAACGTAAGTATCCAAACATTAGTTTAGAGTTAGACCACCCGTTAGATTATAAAACTATAAAAGGGCTTGGTAAAAAAGGAGATAAATTTTTAAATGTAACTCCAATAGATAAATCAATTAACAGAGGTTTTAAAGAAACACTTGGTAAAGCTTACTCAACTGCTATTCAAAACGGCGATAAAGAAACTATTTTAAAAATAGAAAGATTAGCTGACGATATAGGTTTAACGGTTGGAAAAGTTAGAGGAAGTAAAGTTATGGATTATGGTACAACGACTTTAAGAAAAAGTGATCTTGGAGATGAAATTGTAAAAAATTTAAGACAACAAAATGTAATAGCAGATAAAGTAAAAACTTTAGAAAAAACTGGAGAGTTAAAAACTAGACTAAAAGACATTGGATTACCTAGAGCAGGAGAGAAAGCATTTAAAATTCCAAAAGTTTCAAAAAAACAAATAGAGAATATACAGAAAATAACTAAACGTATGGCTCCACAACTAAACGCCAAGCTTCCAATAATATCTACCATGTACGATGTAGCAAAATCTATTCCTGGTGATGTAGGAAAAGCAAAATATTTATCAGCTGGTTTTAAAACTTTAGGTTTAGCTGTCGCTCCTTATGTTGCCTACACAACTTATCAAGATGTTATGGCAGGGAAAAATTTAGTTGAAGCACTAGAAAGAAATTTAATTGGTACAGATATTATAGGTGGCACAAAAGATATTTTAGCCATGACTCCAGAAGAAAGAGAAGCTAGAGCAAAAGTTAAACAAGAGCAAATAGCAGAATTAAATATAGACATGCCTACAGGTTTTGGTTTTATAGAAGCACCACCTGTACAAACAGATATGGCTTTAGAAGAAGCAAAACAAAAACTTGATGCTGCTGAACAAAGAGTTGCACAAGAAAGAGCTGAAGATGAAGCTGGTGTTGCAGCTATGAGAAGACAAGCTCTTGATAAAGTGATAGATGCTGCTACTGGTAACAGAACAACAGCTATGAAATTAGCCGGTGGTGGACTATTAAAGCAAGCAGGTAAACGATCTGGGCCACCCCCTGAAAAGGGACCAGGAGGCTTGGCTTCGTTAGAAGACTATGCTAGAACAATGATGGAGTAATAAATGGCAGATATAGAAAAAGGACTCCCGACTGAAGTACGTACTGAGATTAAAGTCCCAGGCGAGGATATTGAAGTCAAAGAGGAGATTCAAGAAAAAGGACCAATAGAAGTTACACCCGAAGAAGACGGCGGTGCAACGATTGATTTTGAACCAGGTTCAATAAACATACCTGGCACAGAATCTCATTTTGACAATTTAGCAGATCTTTTACCTGATGATGTTTTAGGACCACTCGGTAGTGAACTAAAAGCAGATTACATGGACTACAAGATGTCCAGAAAAGATTGGGAGAAAAGTTATACAGATGGTCTTGACTTATTAGGTTTCAAATATGAAAATAGAACGGAACCGTTTCAAGGAGCTTCTGGTGCAACGCACCCTGTGTTGGCAGAAGCTGTTACACAGTTTCAAGCCACAGCATACAAAGAGTTATTACCAAGTGACGGTCCAGTAAGAACACAAGTTTTAGGAGATGCAACTCCACCAAAACAACAACAAGCTCAACGTGTAAAAGATTTCATGAACTATCAAATTATGGATCAGATGAAAGAGTATGAGCCAGAGTTTGATTCTATGTTGTTTCACTTACCTCTTGCAGGTTCTACATTTAAAAAAGTTTACTACGATGATTTATTAGGCAGAGCAGTTTCTAAATTTATTCCTGCTGATGATCTAATCGTACCTTACACAGCGAACAGTTTAGAAGAAGCAGAGTCTATTATTCACGTTATAAAAATATCTGAAAACGATTTAAGAAAACAACAAGTTGGTGGTTTCTATTCTGATATAGATTTACCAAAGCCAGCTATCACAGTTAACGACGAAGTTTCTAAAAAAGAAAAAGAATTAGAAGGCACTAAAAAATCTGGAAAACAACAAACGATGTATACTCTTTTAGAGT